CCCGGGTCACGAGTTTCTTCACGGCGGCGACCACGGGCGAGGCCGCCGGATCGGCGCCGGGGGCGGCCCAATCGTTGGGCGCGTGGGTCGAGCGCACGGCCGACTCCATGCTGTGGGCGGCGCGCGCCTCGATCAGGGCGCGGCGCACCTCGGCTTCGGTGCGGCCGGCGGCAATGAACTCGGGGCAATGAACTCGGCGGCGCGCTCGGGGCAGCCGGCGAGCAGACACAGTTCCGCGATCGCTTGCGCGGACTGCGCCACTTCGCGGCGGGCCTCGGCCACCAGGGCGGCGGCTTCATCCACGCCGAGCGTCTCGGGCGGGGTATCGGTCATGGTGGGGGTTCCTCGGAAAACGGTCGCCTTCCCGGTCGGGGCTTGGCGCGGCGGGGAAGACGGACGCCGCGCGGCAGAAAGATGTCGGTCGAACTCGGCGAGCACCGCGGGGAGCGTGGCCACCCTGTCGGCCAGCCCCGTCTCGACGGCCTGCGGGCCGAAGAAGAGCGCGGCCTCGGTCGCGCGCACCGCGTCCTCGGGCAGGCCGCGCATCGCCGCCACATGCGCGACGAAGAGCGCGTGCAGCCGGTCCACCTCGGCCTGCAGCGCCGCGCGGGCGGCATCGTGTAGCGGCTCGTGCGGCGAGTAGTCGTTCTTGCGCTCGCCCGCGGTGATCGCGGTGTAGCGGTAGCCGTCCCGGGCGTCCTTGACCGACTGGTCGACGTGCAGCGCGATCACCCCGATCGAGCCCACGCCGCCGGTCTCGGTGACGAAGAGCCGATCGGCGGCGCAGCCGATGGCGTAGGCCGCGGAGAAGGCGGCGTCGTTGGCCACGGCCCAGACGGGCTTCACGGCCGCCGCCTCGCGCACGCGGCGGGCGAGCTCGAAGCAGCCGCCGGTCTCGCCGCCGGGCGAATCGATGTCGAGCACGATGCCGGCGACCATCGGGTCGCCAAGGGCCGCCTCCAGCCGCGCGCCGATCTCGGCGTAGCTGGTCAACCCCGAGGCCGCCTCCAGCCCCAGCGTGCGCTTGACCAGGGTGCCGTGGATCGGCAGGACCGCGATCGAGCTTGACGCAGACGCCGCAGGGTTCGGGGCCCGAGGCAGCGGCGGCGCGAGTGCGACGTCCGGCGCGGCCAGATGCAGGCGCTCGGAGAGCACCGCGAGGATCAGGTCGAGCTTGGCGCGCTGGACGAGCAGGGGCGTGCCAAAGAGCCGGGAGGCGAGATGGGGCAGCATCGGTTCAGTCCTGAAGTTCGGTGTCGGGCGCAGGTGTCGGCGCCGGCGGCGTCGGTTGGTCGTGCCGCGGATCCGAGTCGAAGACCAGCCCCAGTTCATCGGCGCGCCGGTTGTCCGCGGCGATCTCGCGGTCGATGTCCTCGGCGTCGTAGCCGTAGGCCGAGATCGCCTCCGAGCGGCTCATCAGCCCTGCGCGGATCGCGAGCTTGAGCGCGTTGAACTCCTTGAGCGGATCGACCCACTGCCAGCCCTGCGGGATCCACTTGGCGGCCTGGTACGCGCGCCGGCGGCGCGCGAACCCGGGCAGGTTCAGCGCGCCTTCCAGCACCGCCTGCTCCATCCAGGCGCGCCAGACGGGCCGGCACAGCTGGTGCACGATCACCCCGTGCTGGATGGCCTCGCAGCGGCGGCGGAACTCGAGCAATCCCGCGCGGATGCTGGAGTAGTTCACCTGGGTGAGATCACCGGTGAGCATCTCGTAGGTGATGCCCATGGCGGCGGCCACCGCCCGGAACTGCTGGCGCATGAACTCGCCGTAGCTCGAGCCCACGTCGGCCGGCGCCGAGAACTTGATGTCCTCGCCCGGCTCCAGGATCTGCAAGGTGCCGGGTTCCAGCCCGGCGAGTGCCGCGCCCTGGGCGTCCGGCAGCCCTTCGCCCATCAGGGTGTCCTCGGGGGCGAGCCGCGTGATGAAGCCGGCGAACATCGCCGCGGTCTTCTTGCGCACCAGTTCCGCGTCGTCGTACTGGTCGAGTTCGTGCAGCTTCACCAGGGCGCGGGCGAGCCACGGCTCGCCGCGGATCTGCCCCGGGCGCAGCGGGCGGAACAGGTGGATGACCTCGGAGGCACCCACGCGCACGGTCTCCATGCCGCCCGTGCCCGACATCGGCGCCAGGCTTCCATCCCCAGGGTGCGAGCGGTTCAGGTGATAGGCCACGCGCCGCCCGAGCCGGTCGAACTCGATGCCGGCGCGGATGACGTGGCCCGAGGGCAGGTCCCGGTTCAGGGTGGTCGGCAGGTGCTCGGGCTCCAGCACCTGCAGCTGCAGGCCCACCGGCAGACCGTCCTCCGGACGGCGCCAGCGCAGGCGCACCAGCGCCTCGCCGCCTTCGAGCATCGCGCGGCAGGCGAGCGCCTGCAGGCCGTAGAAGTCGGTGAGTCCTGCGGCGTCGGCCTCCTCCACCCAGTCCCACCATAACGCGTGGATGGCCTCGCGCACGGCCGCATCAGTCACCATGCTCTGCGGCTTGATGCCGGTGCCGATGGCATTGGCCACGAAGGCTTCGATGCCCGCGGCCGCCCAGGCGTTGCGCCGGGCGAGATCGCGGCTCTTGGCGCGCAGCTCGCCCTGGGTGTAGGCGAGTGCCGCGACCGCCCCGGGATTGCCGACCTGCCAGGCGACGGCCCGGCGGCCGCCGCCCACGCCGTCGTAGGTGGGGCTCGAGCCAAGCAGCCGGCGCTTGAGGGTGCTGAGCCAGCTTGCTGGCGTTCGTGAGGTGCGCCAACCCATCACGTCCCCTTGGTCGTGTGAAGGCGGATCTGCCGGGGTGCACCGGGCCACAGCCCCGTGGCCACGGCCTGCTCGAAGAGGTCGCGTTTCACCTGGCGAATAGCAGCTTGCAGTTCCTCCACGCTGCGGTACTCGACCGTCTTGTCGCCGAAGCTGACGCGCTTCTCGCCCTTGGCGAGTGCGGCTTGCAGGGCGTCCAGGTCGGATTGGGTGTAGGCCATCAGCGGTAGACCACGAGGTTGATCTCGGTGGAGTCGGCGAAGGACGCCGCGGTGGTCGCGCAGGTCACGTCGAGGTGGGTCGGCGTCTTCTCGTCGGCGGTCGCGCGCACGATCAGCAGCCGCTGCGTGCCCATGTTGGTGTTGCTGCGTGCGACGCCCACCCAGCAGTAGTTCGCGTCCGGCAGCGGGCTGGCGAAGCTCACGCGGTAGCGCCATGGGGCCAGCCGCGTGCCCGAGGCGACGTTGTGCGCGGCGCGCAGCTGGACCGCCCCGCCGACGTAGCCGAAGTTCGCCCAGGCACGGGCCAGCCCCGGGTGAGAGGCATCGACCTTGGTCTTGACCTCCAGGCCGATGCGGCTGGCCAAGGCGGCGATGCGCGCAGCCAGACTCATCAGAGCAGCGCCCCTTCGAAGATCGCGACGAAGTCGGTGTCGGTGTCGCCCACGTCAGCCGCGGCCACGGCGCCGATGTTGCTGCGCGCCTGGGCCTGCTCGGTAGCCGTCAGGGTCTGCTCCGCGTCGAAGCGCACGCGGTGGTTCACCGCAGTGAGCAAGGCGTCCAGGCCGCTGGTGCCGTCCTGCAGCAGCTGCTGGATCTCCAGCAACGTGTCGTAGGCGGCATCGGCCCCGCCCAGGATCTCGGCCTTGAGCGTGTCGAGCAGCGTGACGATCTTGCTCGACGAGTAGGTGCTGGTGGTGGCGACCTGGGTGTCGTCGATCGCCCCCGAGGCCTGCACCGCGGCCTTCAGTTCGTTGATGGCCGCCACCAGGCTCGATTTGTCGGTGGTGGTGAGGTGGGCGAGGTTCCCGGCCTTCGCGCGGACGTCGCTGAACTCCTGCGCGACGCGGATGACCAGGCTCTCGATGCGGGTGGTCAGTGACATAGCGTCTCCTCGTCAGGACAGCCAGCGGCTCTTGATCACGCGCCGGCCGGTGTTGCGGTTGCCAGAAACCCCCAGGCCACCTCGATGGGTGGCCTCGGTGATCGATTCAGTAGGTGTTTCAAGGGCTGGCGGACTGGCCAGCCCCAGTTGCCGCTCCAGTTCGCGCCAGTGGCGTTCCTCGAAGCGGTCGAGCCCTGCGGCCGCAGCAGCAGCACGGGCATACACGTAGCAGTCCAGCGCTTCGTTGCGCTCACGCACCTTCTGCCACTCCCGCACCGGAAAACCATTCCTGTCGCGGCGGGTGATCAGTTGCTCGGCGCAGAGCTGCTGGGTGAACTCGGCG